ATGAGCGCGGATAGCAACAATAGTGCTACAATAGGAGGTTCGTACTGGGACGCACAGTTACGCACTTTTGATGCACTGGAGTCCGGGCAGTTCGACCTCGTGGTGTTTCGCGTGGGCTACGCCGGGGGCAAGACCCTGACCGGGTGTGACTGGATACACTCGGTGGCCGTGCAATACGACGGGAGCGACAATCTCGTCATGGCCCCTGACTACGCGAAGGGTGGGCCGGCGACGTACAAGACGTTCTTCGAGCGGTTGCCCGGCGAGAACACCGTGCCGGCGAAGGGCGGCGACCCGGAACACTCGCCAATTGTGTCCGATTACAACGCCGTCGACAAGCGGCTGACGTACATCAACGGGAGCGTGGCCCGGCTCGGGAGCGCGGACAAGTGGAACCGCTACGCCGGGTCGGAGTTCAACGCTATCTACTGCGACGAACCCGCGCACTACGATACGACGGACCTGTACGACCTCGTGGAGATGCTGACCTCTCGACAGCGGACACAGCAGGGGCCGAACGTGATGTTGTGGACATCGACGGGCGCGGGGTTCAACGATTACTATGACATCACGGAGCGCAAGATAGCCTACGACGAAGACGGCAACGAGATAGACCTGCCGTGGCGGGACGCATTGAAAGTAATTGTCGGCGACAGTCGCAACAATCCGTTCCTGCCCGAAGACGCACAGGCCAAGCTCCGCCGGCAGTTCGAAGGCACGAGTCGGGAAGCGCAGGCGCTCGCGGGTGGGTTCGCCGCGCCGACGGGACTGGTGTACGGGTCGTTCTCCCGGGAGCGACACGTCCGGCCGGCCGACGACCTCCGGGAGCGGTGTGACTCGTGGCGGGTGTATGGCTACGACCACGGGTGGGACGATCCCCGCGTAGTGCTGGAAGTCGGCAAGACGGAGTACGACCAACTCGCCGTCCTTGACGAGTTCTATCGGGAGGGCGTGGAGTACCAGCGCGCCGTTGACTGGTTGACCGAGAACGACAAGCCACGCGGGACGGTGTACGCCGAGTCAGAACCAGAACATCAGAAGGCGTTCACGAAGGCCGGGTATCGCGCGGAACCGGCGACGAAGGACCTCGATGAGGGTATCCCAGCAGTCCGGAAGCGGTTGGACTGGGAAGACGACCCACAGGACCGGCCCGGACTCGTAATCGCGGACTCGTGTACGAACACCATCCGCGAGTTGCTCGACTACCAAGAGGAGGAGGTGGGGTCGGCGGGCGCGGTCGACCACGCGGCGGACTCCCTGCGGTATGTCGTCATGGGCGTGGACGGCGAGAGTCTGGAAGCCGGCGGGGAGGTGATAGAATGGTAGGCAAAACCACTATGGTCCTATAGGGCTATAGCGTGTTGTGTATGCCAGAGACGACAACCATTGAGGTGAAGTATGACACTTGGAGAGCGCTCGACATTCGGAAGGACCGGGGTGAATCATTTGACGACATCATCCGCCGCATGGTCGGTGAACTTGGCCCCGATGTGGGCGAGATAAAAACGGACACGAACATCAATTCGACCGACTTCAAGCCTGTCGGCGACGAGGAAGCCGAAGGCGAGGAATGTATGCAGTACGACATGGTCGCCGGAGAGGTATGTGGCGGTCCTGTCCAGTGGAAGCAACAGGTGTCCTACGGAGAGGAGCCTACTGAAAGCGGAGACACGATGTACTACTGCGACGAACACGGTCCGCACGAGTAGCCCGACACCTTGATACCCCGGCGGGCCGACCACTCCAATGTCGGTCGCCGTGCCCGGTGTCTCGTGCCCCGATGGGACGGGGAACACCCACGACGCCGCGCGAAACGCTGTAGTTGTGGCCGATGTTCCGGGCTCTTGCCTTCGACATCGGGCCGGGCGTTTTCACCCCGGCCCGGACTCCCCCTGTGGCGCAACGCTTACCCTGCCAGCGCCGGCAGTGTGTGTCATGAAACTCGGGAACATCCTCGGCAACGGGCAGGACCGCCCACCGGCCCCGGAAGTCGCTACAGCCGAAGACGTGGAAAAGTACAATATGCAGTGGGTCAGCAAGAACCCACAGGCGGCAACGGACACCGGCACGGAACACTCGGACCCGACGGTGGAACTGCCCTTTACCGAGAAGGCCTTGGACGACCGACTGAAGCAAAAGGCAGAGTTCCCGTGGCTCTACGATCCCTCGAAGGGCGTCCGGTGGGACTTCGACCCCGTCCAACTCCGCAACATCGCACAGGAAAACACGTGGGTCGGCATGATGGTGCAGTCAATCACGAAGGAGATAGCCGAGACGCCGTGGTCTATCGTCAAGCAAGACGACAGGAACGAGCTACGGAAGCGGCTGTCCGAACATCCCGAGACACGCGAGAAGGTAGCCAAGCAAGAGGGGGCGACGGAGTTTCCCGACGCGACGGCGGAGCGGATCGACGACCTCCTGCGGAATCCGAACCCGGACCACGGCTGGCATGACCTTGTCGAGATGTGGCTCGGCGACCTGCTGGAAGTCGGCAGTGCGACGACGGTGAAGGCGTTCCCGAAGTCAGTGTACGGCGGCGAGAACAACACGCTGGCAGTCGAACCCGACGCCACGCGGCCCCGGGCGCTACAGGTGTCCGCGCCGGAGGTGTGGACGAAAGGCTTCGACGGCCGGACCGGCATCATGGACGCGTTCTGGCAGTTCGATGATGAACGCGCGCCGGGGACGGGCAACAGCAACGGCGGCACGTCGGGGAGTTACGGGTTCCGGACGCCCGTGGAGTTCGACACCGCCGAAGTGATGTGGACGGACATGACGCCGCGCTCGAACCGCCGCTACGGGATGCCGCCGACGCTCCTCGTGCGTGACTTCCTCCAGAGTCTCGACCTTGCGGTGAAGCAAGAGCAGCAGTACCTCTCCCGTGGCAGTATCCCGTCCGGCGCGTGGGTGTTCGAACAGTGGGACCGCGAGGAAGTCCGGGAGTGGAAGACCGAGAACGCCGAGAACATCAAGGGCAAGCCACACAAGTCCTTGATGTTCGCCGGCCGCGGCGGCGACGTGAAGTTCGAACCGATGAGTATGAACTTCAAGGAACTGGAGTTTACCGAGCGCATGAAGTGGTACGCGCGGGTTGTCTCCTCGGTGTTTCAGGTCCCCACCGCCGTCGTTGGCATCGAACCCGAGAAGGTGAACTACAACACGTTCCAAGGCGAGCGGGAGAACTTCGAGGAGAACACGCTGGGGCCGTATATGCAAAAACTGGAGCGGTTCATCAACGACGAGCTGATTTGGCCCCACTGGGGACGCTCCTATCACTTCGAGTTCAAGCCCGGCCTGTCCGAGACGACGCGCTCGAAGATATCCGGCCGCGTGCAGTCAGAGTTCAACGCCGGCCTGATTCGCCGCAACGAAGCCCGGCAGGAACTAGGGCGTGACGAAGTTGACGAGGACCTAAATGGGTTCAAGGACGAAGTCGTGGAAGGCACGGACCCGCAGGACGCACAAGATGCGCTTGGGGGCCTGATGGCGTCGGAAATGAGCGACGAGGGAAACGAGGGAAACGCGAATCTGCGGAAAGACGAAGCGCTCCGGAATAGTGGCGAGTGGTATCAGTTCGACGTGCAACCGGAGATGGTCGAAACCCTCCAGCAGGACATCGCCGACGACGTGTCGGAACTATTTGAGTCGGTCCTGTCCAACGAGCGCATCCAGACTATCATCGAACGCCTTGCGGCTGAGAGCGAGCAGGACGACGCTGACGCGGTTTCGAAGTCCACCGTATCACTGGCCCGCGAAGTTCGGAAACTCCTCGAACAGCAACGACTGGCCGGCGACGTGGCTGATGCTATCCGGAACCGGTCTGCCGAGGCCATTCGGGAGACACTGCAAGAGACCGTCACCGAAGCCGACGACACGGACGTTGACGTGGATGTGGAGGCCGTCACGTCCCGGCTACAGGACCGCGATGTGGCCTTCGCCGACCGATTCGCCAACGAACTAAGCGAGACGATCCGCGACACCGTCGGCGACGGGTGGGCCGAGGGCAAGAACAGCCGCGAGATAGCGGCCGACATCGCCGAGGAAGGCGACATCGCCGAAGGGTGGGGTGGCGCGGAGCGTATCGCCCGCCAAGAGCTACAGGTGGCGACGGGCGAAGCGCGGTCGGCCGTGGCCGACGACCTCGATAAAGTTGAAATTTGGAACGATAGCGGCGACAATCGCGTGCGGCAGTCCCACGCCGACATGGACGGGAAATGGGCCTTCCCGGGAGATGAATGGCTTGTCGACTATTCCGATGAAGGTAGGGGAGTTGTGAAGGAATCCGCGCCCGGGTCAAGCGAACCGGGTATTGGATGCAGATGCACCACATTACTCCGCGACAGAGAGGAAGTTGCCGACGAAGACTATGCGGGCGACGGCGACCTGAATTAGGGGGCGTTGCTACAACTTTTAGTAAAGATTAAGTACCCGTAGCTACAATGTTGTAGTATGGCACAACAGATTGCTGATGACGCGGCCGAACTGTCCGAAATTGACGGTGTGACCGAAGTCAAAGACTCCTGTGAATCCGGCGTGGCGTTCCTGCTGGAGTGTGAGGATTACAACGTCCAACGCGTTCACGCCGAACTACTCCGCTCGGACAAGTGGACGCCACGAGGAAACTTCAAGAACGAGAAAGCGCCAGAGCACAGTTACGTCAAAGCGACGTACCACGTTGACTATCTGAACTGACCCACACGCGGCGTATCATCTCATCGGTGACTGTGGGCGTGCAGTATGAGCGGAGACAACTGGAAGACGCTTCGGGTCCCGCCCGAAGCCTACGACGCGGCGAAGGAACAGAAAGAAGCCAACGACCGGACGTGGGGCGAGCAAATCGTCCGGCAGGACGACCCGGCGGACAACGCCGACGTGGACACGGAAGCGCTCGCCGAGGAGCTACAGGAGCGAATCAACTACCCGGAACAGCAGGACACCGAGACTATCGTGCAACGGCTGGAAGACCTCGAAACGCGGCTACCGTCGAAGGTGGCGCGGGAGTTACAACAATGAATGATGCAATCACGAACGCGTTAGACGACTTGGAGACGGCGGCGGAGTACGTCGAACGGGACGGCGAAGCCTACGACGCGAAGATGATTCGGGCGTCAGTCGACACGCTACGGGAGGAACTACAGGAATGAGCCAGTACATCACCATCGACAAGTTGCCCGCCGTCGCCGTCGAGAACCCGGCGCTGGCGGCGCGCATCATCACGGAGCGCTACGGCGCGGAACTGTTCGTCGTGGCGCTGACGCTCGTGGCGCTGGTGGCGTGTTGGTGGGCGGTTCGTGACCGACGGCGGCGTGGGGTGGCGGCATGAACGCGTGGCCCTCGGCGACGGTCGTTGTCGTGTTGGACGGCGACGGCGTCCGTCGCATCGAGGAGACCGAAGCCGACCGCCGGGCGAGACACTACGCGCCGGTCACAGAATGACGGGCGAGATACCCCACCGTGTGTGTCGGAAGTGCGACCGCGGGGCCGTCGCTACGCTGTACGCGTCGGATGGAACCACGGAAGGCCCGCGGTGTCACACGCACCTGCTGGAAAACCTGTAGCGCCGACTGTTTTTTGCCCCCGGAGCGCGCAGGGGGATACATGACGAATGACTTCGGCGAGGACTTCGCGGCGGAACTGACCCAGTACGTCGTTGGTGGGACGGACATCCCGGCGGCGGAAGCCACGTACTACGTGACACTGTACGACGGCGCTGGCAACGAACTGAACGCCGACCTCCAGAACGGCCGCGTGGCTGTCGGGACGGCCGACTGGACAACGACGGCGACGAGTGCCTTCGAGAACGCGGCGGAGGTGAACTTCGGCGAAGCCATCGGGGACATCACCGTCCAAGAGTTCGCTATCAAGGACATCGATGATACGGACGCCAACGCTCGGGAACTGTTCAGGACAGAGATAGGCCAAGCGCCACAGGACTTCTCCGACGGTACGCGGGTGTTCTATCAGGCCGGAGACCTCGATGTGGACGTGCTTGACTGACGGCCCATGCCAGAACTGAATATCGCGGCTGGGGAGACGGTGACAATCGCGGCGGGAGAGGAGCGCACCGACGGTCCGGTCAACAACGACGGCACGCTGAATCTCGACGGGGCGCTGAACCTACAGGTGACACTGTCGGGCACCGTCGAAGCAGGGGCAACGGCAACGGGAGATGTCAGTGGCGAGAAGTCCATCGAGTCGTCGGCCGAAGCCGGGGCAACAGCCACCTCGGTCCTAACCGGATGGAAAAACATCGTCGCTACGGCGGAAGCCGGCGCGGATGCGACGGGCGTGATAGAGTCGTTTGTCCCGCTCCGGCGGACCTCCTCGTTCGATATCGACAACGACCGCCGCGAGGACTTTGACGTTCAGGGAACGGGCGACGTGGAGTAGCGGCACGCTTTACTGCCTGTGGTGTGAATAGTTTGGCATGACTCACGGTGAGGATTTCGACCCGTCGAATTACCGCCGGTATGAGCTAATAAACAAGATATTCCACTACGGCATCCGTGACGCGGAGTTTGATTCGGTCAGTACAGGGTCCTTAAATAACATCGCGGACTATATTGTCGGGACTGTTGAAGAACTACAGTCTGCGTTTAACAATCTCGAATCTGGTGAAACCATCTACGTAGGTTCAGGAAATTACCGCACTGAACAATGGCTTGACATCGATGTGAATGATGTTAGAATTGTGGGCGAGGGGGGGCAAAACTCGCTTATCAAACCTGCCGATGGTGCTGATGTTGGGGGCATCCGAATTGGGGTAAATAGCCCGGTATCCAGTATCGAAATCGATGGTGTAGGTTTCGACGGGAACGAGGCCGCAATGACAGACAGCGTCAAACGGCTGCATGCTTATATCGTCGATGACGCTGACGACGTCACTATTCGTGATTGTTACGCTACTCGGACCCATCCATATCACGAACACGGGTCAGGAGGGTCGGGCATAACAGTCCGTGATGCAGCGACGAATGTCTCCATTGTAAATAACCGGATTGACGATATAGGCGACAGAGCCGTTCAAATTGGCGGTAAAGCGGTAACTGTCTACGGGAACCGGATTACTAACGGCTATGATCGCGCCGTTTCGCTGAATCTAACTCAAGCAGATGGAAACGCCTATCTTGCCAGAAATTCCGTTGTCGCCAATAACACACTCGCAGGCTCCGTTGACGGCTCTCTTATTGGCTGCGGAGGGTCGTCATCACGCTCTGACAGAGGCTATTACGCTATTATTGGCAACGTCGGTTATGGCGACCACAAAAATTTCTGCAAGTTTATTACCAGTAGCGTCGAAAATGTCGCCATTATTGGTAATTCGTCTGTTAAAGACACATCCACCGATACGCTCTCAGCCGTTGAGTTTTCGGATATTACCGTTCGTGATTTGCTGATTTCTAATAACACGTTCCACGAGTACAATCAGGTCGGCATCTCGATGACAGACACCGCTACCGTTGAAAATTTTGCCATACAGAACAATGTTATTGACAACCCTGCTGATGCAGGGGTATTGATCTCTGGCTCGCATGGAATAATCTCTGGAAATCAGATAATCACACCTAAAATAGGCGTTAATTGTACGTCTGCAACACAGATAACAATACAGAATAATTACGTCTACAAGGCTGATAGTCATGGTATCAACATAGACAGCGGAGTGTCAGATGCACAAACGTTAATTACCAGTAATTATATCTACAAGGCAAATCAGGATGATGTCGGGGCAAAAGGGATCAATCTGCAAGACGGTGGCGTGAGTATAGTCGGTAACTATATCAACGAAAATATTGGTCAAGCGATCTACGTTCCGTCTGGACTCTCTCGTGTAGCTGTTCAAAATAATTACGCTGACGCTGGCCGTTTTAATATTAATTCTGCGGAAGCTATATCTAATAACGTCCCGAGAGCCATTCTCAGCGCCACACCAGATAATCCTACTACGGGCACAGCCTACTACGATGATGGGGCAAACACAGGTAGTGGCACGCTCGGCAAGCGTGTCTACGATGGGGCATCGTGGACTGACGCATGGACTGTCTGATACTGAGTGCCTACACAACGCCCAATTCACAACATCTCCGGTGAATAAAAGCCCGCTACGCTTTTCTCTCGGGCGGCGTCACTGTTGGTATGGTGAGTACCTGATGCCCTTCGCCGGCTTTGACGACTGGGACGACTGCATGGACACGATGCTGAACGAGGAAGGCCACGACGAACAGAGTGCGCAGAACATCTGCGGGGCACTCCAAGCCGAAGCCAAGAGCGACAGTGGCAACGTCGAGCAACTCCGGCAGGCGCTCGAAGATGGGGCCGGACTCGTGGCCGATGTGGGCGTGGACCTCGTCAGTGGCGTCAACGAACCCGCCGTCAACAGCAAATGGACCATGCTGAAGTCCGAAGACGACGGTCACGACTACCGGGTGAACGCGCCACTACTCCTCTCGAAGGCCGACGGGGACGACGAGAAGCGCATCTCCTACGCGGCGGCGATGATACCCCGGCAACCGGACAAGGAGGGCGACGTGGTCCCGACGCCGACGGTCGAGAAGGCGGCCCACGAGTTCGTCAAGGGCGACGGCGGGATCGACACGGACCACTCCCTCATCGACGGCGAAGGCGAACCGGTCGAGTCGTGGGTGCTGAAAGAGGAACGCACCTTCGACCTGCCCGGCGGCGGGTCCGAAACCTATCCCGCCGGGACGTGGATGCTCGGGGTCGAGTGGGGCGCGGATGCATGGTCTCGCATCAAGTCCGGCGACCTGACCGGTCTGTCCATCTACGGCATGGCCGAACACGTCCCGCTTGAACGGGCCGCAAAGTGTGCGTGCAAGTCGGACACCACCAGCAAACAGGACCCATGCTGGGACGGCTATACGATGATCGGAACCAAGGTTGACGAGAACGGCAACGAGGTTCCCAACTGCGTGCCTGACGAGGACGTTCCCGAAGCGACCATGCAGGAGGGTGTCCCACTGTCACAGGCCAACGAAACGAGCGGGGAAGTAACCGCGAGTAAGGACGATTCCGGCGCTACACTTACCACGGACAAGGCCGACAGTGGCGATATGGGTAGTGAGACAACCGACGGCGACACCGACGACGCTGGTGGCGACAGTCCCAACGTGGGCGAGCTTGCCGCGAGTGTCGATGAGTTGAACGACACAGTCGAGTCGATGAAAGAGGCGGTCGAAACCGAGAAGGCCGACGCGGAAGACGCGGCCGAGATGCTCGCGACCGAGATGGACCTCGGCGCGGGCGATGTTCTCGACATCCTCCGGGCGGCGGAGGGCATGGACGTACAGGCGGTGGTTGAATCCATCCGCGAGATGGAAGCCTCGGCTGATGAGGACGGCGACACCGTCGAAGCGAGCGGCGACGACGGCGAGACGGCCGACACCGAGACCGCGGAGAAGGACGCCGGTGAAGGCGAAGCCAACCTCGAAAAGGGACACACGGGCGAAGGCGCGCGACAGTCCCAGATCGAAGCCAAGAGCGAAGGCGGAGAGGCACGGAGCGGAATGCCGTCGTATGCTGCGGCGGCCGAACAGCGCGAGGGAGGTAACTAACCATGTCAATCGGACCGGTCACACGCGACGGCGCGGTGAAGAACCGACAGGAAATCAAGAAGAACAAGGACACGCTGTATCGGCGGTCCTTCGGCGACCTCCCCGACGGGACTATCTACCGTGACCCGTGCGGTTGGAAGTCCGGCGACGGTGAGGCTATCGAACTCCAGAAGGACCGCTTCGACCAACTCGCTCGGGAGCCTGTGGCGGAACTGTCCCACATGGTCAAGTCCGGCGAGTCGCCGACGGTCCTGAACGCGTGGAACTCGTGGCAAGAGAAAGGCTTCGGACTCGCCGAGACGACGAAAGAGATTCGCAAGAATCTCGACACGGGTGACTGGACGCTCCCGCTCGACATCATCCCGCAGATTTTCGTCGTCAACCCGGAGCAGCTACCACTCGCGGACATGATGACGCGAGTTACCACGCAGGACGACGAAGTGGTCCCGACGCCGCTGACGGACCACCCGTCCATCTCCTCGGGACTGGAGACCACCGACGACACCGAAGGGTCCTATGCCTACAGCGATCCGACGTATGACGACACGGTGTCGTTCGACGTAATCGGCTACGGCGCGGCCACGCGACTGGAAGACAAGCTCATTCTGGCATCGAGCAACCTCCGGAACGCCGAGAGTTCGCAGGAACAGGCGTTCATGCGCGCGATGCGGCAGTACGAGGAACGGCAGATCATCCTCGGTCAGGCCAACAACGACGCCACCGGATTCGTCGGGTTTGACGACCTGATTGCGAATCAGGACGGCGAAGTTATCGGGGACCTCGGCGACCCGGCCGACCAGAACCCCGAGGACTTCGAACAGGCCACGCGGGACATCATCGACGCCGCGGAGTTCGACGGTGCGGCCCGCGAGAGTCTTGCCGTAGTCTGTGACTACGACTGGCACAAGGAGGTTCGCAAGAGCCTCGTCAGTCAGCAGCGGTATGACGGCAACGTGGAGGAAATCGGTGCGGGCTTCTCCACGCTGACGCTCGACAACGTCCCGCTGATGAAAACGAACGCGATTCCGCGGGCCATTCAGGACCGCGCCGACGGATCGACCTACAATCAGGTCTACACCGTCAACATGGAGGCCCACTATCTCTCCATGCTACAGGAACCGCAGATCAAGCCTCTCGCAAAGGTGGCCCCGCAGGAACAGTTCGCCGTGGACGCCTACGGCTGTCTGACTGCGGAGGACAACGGGGAACACGTCAAGGCCTATACCGTCAGCCCGGTCGCATAACCTGACTGACCCACTCGTTTTTTGCACGCTGACCGCCTACCGGCAGGTATGCCAGACACGTACTACTACAGTGGGCAGTCCGGGGACCCGTTCGTTGACGCAACGTTGCACCACTCACGTGACTGTGAGGCGCTACAGGACGCCGACGGTGGGACGCGCCCGGTCAACAGTAGCAGTGTGGACAGGAACGACGCCACTATGTGCCCGGACTGTACGCCACTGGGAAACGAATCGCCCGCCGGCTCCGAGAGTTCGGCAACGGACGACACGACCCGAAGTCCGTCGGCGATGATTGACGGCGGCGTGTGCCCGTGGTGTGGCGAGCAATTCGAGAACGTTGGTTCGCACGCCGCACAGGCACACCCAACCGAGTGGGAGTCGCACAAGGACTGACCCATGCCGGAGGACACCGACGGCAACACGGCCGACGGCGCGTCTGAGCGGTGGCCCTACACCAACGACGTGTTGGCTATCGCGCTGGTGGTGGGGACAATCAAACTCACGTTCTGGTTCGTGGTTGACGACGAGGCGATCCCGCTGTGGTTAGCCGGCAGTATCTCGCTTGCGCTGACGACGGCCGTGGCGTGGGCGTTCGGCAGTAAAGCCTTCGCCGCCGCGAAAGATGCGGTCAAGAATGAATAGCATCAGTCGTCAGCGGTAGGCCGCTCGGTGTAGACGACGCCAATAGTTCCAACCCGAGTGCTTGCGAAACCATGCGACAGACTACACGGCGGAACCGCAAAGAGGGTACCGCACGTATCCACGCCCATGCCGACCGTCAGCACAGACGCCGACGCCTATCAGGACCTCGCAGACATCCGCCAACGTCTTGACCACGAGGGAACGGACTTCTTTGACGACAACGCACAACTCCGGTTCGATGAGTTGCTGGTACAGCTTGAGCAGGAGTCCCGTGGCATCTTCGAGACGCTGTGGGGCGACCAAACGCCACTGACCGAGACGGACCGAGTCGACACCAAGCGGACCACCTTCGACGCGGCGCTGTTGTTGGTCTACCCCGTCAACGACGTGTCCAAGGTAGAACTGAAGGGGTCGCCCGGCGACGACTGGGACACGCTGGATAGTGACCGCTGGGACTTTACCAAGCACCGGGTAATCCTGAGTAACCGACACCGGACAGCCGCGGCCCAGCGCGGGAACCCGCTTGACAATCACGCCACGCGGCCAACGTGGCGGGACATCGCCGAGAAGATTCGAGTCACGTATGACCGTGGCTTCGGCGACGAACCACCGACGGACATCAAGAACATCCAGATACAGATGATACAGAACGCGCTGACCCACCGCCGGGGCGAACAGACGGTGAGTGCCGGCAGTCCCGACGAACTCGCCGACCGGATCGGCATGTCGGAGATGCTGACCGAGGACCTTCGGGCGCGCATCAGTGACGTGACCTCGCCCGGCGGGGCAACGCTGTCGGTGTGACCATGCAGGAAACCGACCTGACCGAGACACTCGACAGACGCGGCCAGTTGGACGCCGCGCGCGGGCCGGGATGCTACGCGCTCGCCGTTGACACACCGGATGCGGCCGACGCCGTCGCCCGGCAGTGGCGAGAGGTACACGACGCAATGCCGAGCGGCTTGTGCGACCGCGTGGCCGATGCCGACACCGTCCTGTACGTTGGGGCATCGAAGACCGTGTACGACCGGCTGTGCGACCACTGCGGCGACAAGCGAAAGGCGGCCTTCCTCGAAGTGTTCCCACCGACGGACCTCCATTCCCTGTGGCCGAAGGCATCGGCCGACGTGGCGTTTATGGAGGAAGCGGCCGTCGGGCGGGCGCTGTCCGGGCCGACAACGCGCTGTTGGACGGACGGCGAACTGATGTAAACCTAAAGCGGGCTTGTTTGGGCAGATTTAACACTATGGGTATATAGTATATTACCACGCGGGAGCAGAAAACTCCGGGCGGTGTGACGCCCGAAGACCGCTACGAACGCATGACAACAGACAATCCCCAACCAGAAGACTGTATTGATTACAAAGACAAAGAGACGCTCCAGAGGCTATACTACGAAGAGAAACTTTCAACGGTTTCAATTGCGGATATGGCAGGAACAACAGCATCAACTGTAACATATTGGATGGATAAGCATGGTCTTGATAGAAGGTCTCTACGGGATGCCCAACGGAAAGAAAGCGCGCCATACTGCATGACCGGTCCCGGATATATGTCGTGGACGTGCAATTGGTTTGAGAATCAGAAAGAGGTGAAAGTCCACAGGTTGCTTGCGGTGTCTGAATTTGGATTTGACGCTGTTGCCAATATGCACATTCACCACAAGAACGAGATACCATGGGACAACAGGCCCGCGAACATTGAAGTGAAGAGTCCGAAGGACCATCACAGAACCCACACCGTAGGAGAATCGCACCCAGCAACAGACCTTACAGAGGCAGATGTATTAGAGATTCTCAGGTTAATTAGAGAGACAGACATGCCACAGACAGAAATAGCCGATAGATACGGGATTACGGACGGGGCTGTATCGAATATAAAACACGGTCATACGTGGGAAGATATACCAAGAGAATAACAATCTCCGCCCCGTTAATACGGTATGCTCGTTCGGTTTGACCTTGACAAACTTGAAGATGAACTTGGCGATGAAGTTCAACGGTTTATTGTTGAATTTGCATCAGAATTGGTCAATCAACTCAAACAGGAAGCGCCGGTCGGGGCGACGGGCGACCTCCAGCGGAGCATCCAGATATTCAGAACCGGCGGCGGGCAGGTACTCCTCGGGACGCGACTTTCCTACGCGATGGATGTGTGGCAGGGGCAGCCGCCGCATACGCCGGACTTCGAGGCTATCGAAGTGTGGGCGCGGCGGAAACTCGGCGACGAGGATTTGGCCGGGCCGGTGTTCCGGTCTATCCAAAAGAGCGGTACGGAACCCAACGACTTCGTGGGCCGGAGCATCGACAACGCAATCCAGCGCATTGCGTAGGGGGCGTTCACTCGGGGCGTGGAAAGTGCGAAAACACGCCCGTCACCGCTATCACCCACCCTTAGCACTTGTTTAGGGCGGGTGGCCCTACTGGAGTGTCGGCCTGTCCGAATACAATTCTTACGGCGACACGCCTAACCACTGCGGCGGCGTAGCCGAGATATGGCAATCGACTGGCTGACCGTCCGGGCGGACCCCATCGAAGCCGCCGAGCATGGCGTGGATGCGACCGATACATTCGAGACGTTGTACATCGGCCCCCGGACCGCCGACCGGATCTCCTACCCCGCTGCGGAGGTGCTTCCACAGGCAACCGAGCGAACAAGCGGAAACGAGTTCCAGCACACGCTGTTCACCAACCTGTATTTCAACCGCTCCCGCGGGTTGGACTACGTTGATGAGGTACTGCACGTTATCTCGGACGTAATCACCGAGACGCTGGCGGCCTTCGCCCGCACCGAGACGGCTATCAGCTACGTCCCGGGGAGCATCGAGGACTACGCTGGGGAGTTGGATGATACACTCGTGTTGCTGGTGTCTGTCCGGTGGGAAGTCACGACGACGGTAGAACTCGCGGACACGGACAGGTAGCCCGCACGCTTTTGGCTTCGCCGGCCTGATAGCAGTTTATGGCAACAAAGACGTGGCGTGGTCAGACGGCGACCATCGAGATTACAGGCAACAGTATGCCGTCGGAACCGATTGGTGTGATTGATAATCCGGAGGTGGCCGCTCCCGAGCAGGAGGTGCAGGAACTCCGGGGCGCGGGGTCGACCGAATGGCAGGACCTCCAGAAAACGGAAACGTCTGTCACGGTCAGCGGCGACGTGGCCGCGTGGGACATCGAAGCGTGGGACCGACTCATCGACTACGACGAGGCTGCCGGGAAACTTGACGACTCGGCGGAGGTGGCGACGTTCACGGTCACAGTCACGTACAACGCCGCCGACGGCAGTACGAAAGAGATCCCCGTCGTGGATGCCTACGTTGACGGGAGTATCCCGCTTGGTGGCAGTCGGGAGGAGTGGATCGGCATGTCCCTCTCGCTTGTTGGGCGGACGCTTGGCAGTATCACGAACACCGACGCATCGGCCTAACCCGAGGTTACTACAATGGCTACTACAGACAACAGAGAGTACGCGAATACCGAACTGCTGGCGATGGACGAACAGACGGCCCGCGAGACGCTGACGGTCAACCAGTACGAGCGCTGGGAGAAACTCACCTCGTTGCACGAACAGGCCGACGAGACGCGGGAGCGGTGGGCCGAAGAAGAACAGCGTGTCGCCGAGATTACCGTGCAGGCCGACATGGAACAACTCGGGACGCGGGTGGACGTGTTCGGGAACGACCTGCTGGTACACATTGACAGCGAAGACCGGCATCTCACACAGGCCGCGGGCAAGCTCGAAGACCTCCGCGAGGAGTACGAGGACACCGACCCCGAGGACTTGGACGCGATCCCGCAGGCTGACCGGGACGCGATGCTCGGCCACCTCCAAACCATGCTGGATGCGGTGATAGTCGAGTGGGAGGGAGCTCGGTGGGCGAACCTGCGGGAAGACCAACGCGCGGACATCCTTGCCGACGCCGCCGAGAAGTGGGGGCTTGACGGCATCATGCTTGCGTGGGTGGACATCGCCGCAGCGGTCAACGAGGATCGACAGGACCGCATGGAGGTGGTGGACTCCTTTCAGTGAACGCCGTGGGCCGGGGCTAATCGAACTCCTCCGGTTGACGGGCTTCCGGTCCCTCTCCGAGTTCGTGGCGGAAACGAACCCCTACGAGCGGGAGTTGATAGTCCGGTCGATAGACGCGTGGCACAGCGAACAGGACAGTGGCGGCAGTCCGGGTGCGGCCGGTGGCGGGACGCCGCCCGGTATCTAAGCCCGCACGCTTTTCTCTGCGGCCGACTGACTGTATCCCATGTCCGCAGATGGCGAGATAGAGGTTCAAGTAACAGCGGAGGGAACGGACGACGCCGCCCAAGAGTTAGCCGATGGCGACGGTGGTGGCGGCGTCCCACAACCCGGCGGCGGTGGCGGTGGTGGCGGCCGCGGTGGCGGTCTCCGGGGCGCGCTGAAAGGCGGCATCTTCCTCGCCGCGCTGAATATCATCATCGGGCTACTCGGTCCGCTGAGCGACTTCCTCGGGGCTATCTTCAAAGTCCTACAGGCGTTCCTCGCACCGATAGCGCTGATTATCGTTCGGCTACTGACGCCTTTCTTGCGGTTCTTTATCCGACTGTTGCCAATGTGGATGGACTTTATCACAAGTGTGATGCCAGCCGTCGAAAACGCCGCCGGCATGCTGAACTGGGGGCTAAACTTCATTGCCGACGTGCTGACCGGGACGCGGGACATCTTGTCGAACACGAAGCGGGCGATAGACAACCTCCCGTCGAATATCTGGAGTTTCATCAATCGGCTTCCGTCGATGATAGGCGAGCAAATCGGTCGGGACGTGCCGACGTTCCAACAGGCCGGCGACGGCGTCCGCGAGACGGTCACGGACTTCGCCGAAGATGCGAACCAAGAGGTAGAGCAACGCACCGGCATCAACATCATGGGCGGACTCGGGGCGTTCGTGGAGCGTGTTGAACGAGAGTCGAACATCGACCTACCATGACACTCGAAAAACTGCGGTTGACGTTGAACCCCGGCGAAGCGGACGAACTACAGTACGACCTCTACCCGATCCAAGAGGTGGACATCAACAGCCGCAAGGAAGCGTTCAGTATTGCCCCGCCGGGCCTGTCCGCCGCCGAGAACATCTTGTTGGGCGTCAGTGGGATGCAAGCCGACATCTCCGTTCGGGCAACGCTGTGGGACGACGGGTCCGACCGAGCCAACGGCACATACTCCTCCACCGTAACGACTGTGGACGAACAGGCGACGTTCCTTGAAGACGAGATACACGCGCCGGACTTCGGGGCGTCGTGGGAACTCGACCACCTGACCGGCGCGGCGTTCAACGACGACGAAGTGTTCGTGGAATCCATCGAACCGACGGTGATTAGTCAGCAGTCGCCGAAGTGGAAGCCGGTGCGTATCTCGCTTCGCCGCGGTGGGTCAGTCTGACGGCACGCTTTTTGCCGGCGCGGCCGGTGTGTAGTGCATGGCAACGCAGATTCAGGTCAACCGCTCGGGGACCTTCGAGGACATCGACTACAGTGACTTTTCCATCGAACTCGGTACGTCGAAGGCACAGATAGCCCCGACGGCGAGTGTTACGTCACAGGCGCGGGAGTCCATACAGGCTGGGCAGGAACTCCGCATCATCATCGACGGGACGACGCGCTTCGAGGGCGTGACACAGTCGGCCGGCACCAAGAGCCGCAACGGACAGCGTCGGGTCGAAGTCGAACACTCCGGGGTGAAGCTCATGGAGGAACCCGTGACGCTGTCACTGGCTTCGCCGTCGGTGTCGGATGTGCTCAATGCCGCGGTGGATGCGGCCGATAGTGGGGGTTCGTGGACTGTTGACACCAGCGACCTCCCGGCGCTGACCCTCTCGAATGACTACAACGTTGAATCGCGGAAGGTAAAGCGCATCTTCCGGGACATGACCGACCGCGCCGAAGCGGTGTGGTGGATTGAACCGACCGGCGAGACCATCCACGTCGCCAACGGCGGCGACGGTGGCCTGTGGCAGTCCTTCGATACACAGACGGACAGGATTCGCGTCGATGAGTTTGATGAGGGCGACGTGAAGACGGTTCGCAACGACGTAGAGGTTATCGGGACGGGCGACGTGGCGGTGTCGGCCACCGAGACGAACAGCACGAGCATCAGCACCTACGGCCGGCGGGCCGGAGAGAGTCCGTATAAGGTCAACTACGTGACGACGGAAGCCGAAGCCGGCGCGTTGGCACAAGCGTTGCTCCAACCCGACCCGCTGGCGCAGGGGAAGATAACGGTCTCGGCGGCGTCGGGCGCGGTGGAATCCCCGCAGGTCAACAAGACCGTCGACCTTACCGACCCGTCGAAGGACATTGATGAAACGGACCTCACCATCAACAAGCAAGTGATACGGCAGTCCCGCGCGGAACTGCATATCGGGCAGGGAGCCACGGACGCTATCGCGCGGCTAAATCGCAACTCCAAGAGCGAGGGGGACGTGACAGAACCGGGGTCGGTTTACGATACCGACAGGATAGACGACTTGGCAATCACGACTGAGAAGTTGGTCGACACGAGTGTCATCGAAGGGAAAATAGCGGACCTGTCCATCTCCGAGACGAAGGTGCAGGACGAAAGTATATCCACGCCGAAGCTACAGGCCGAGGCCGTCGTCGCGGCGAAGATAGAAGCGGGAACTATCACCGCCGTCGAAATTGCCGCCGGGACCATCACAGCCAACGAGATAGACACGCTCGACTTGGATACGCAACAGTTCACCGTCGGGGCCGACACGTCCTTCTTGTCATTCACCACCGAGCAGGGGGCGACTGGTGAAGCCCTCGTCATGGAACCCGACGGGACAGACGGTTTCGCCTTTTTCGGCAACCCGTTCGGGAGTGCCGACGTGTCTGTGTACTCCGACGCCGGCAACGAGATGGACGCGATACGCCCGTTTAACGGCGACAACACGGGCAACGTCGGCAACTCCAGCGAAGCGTATGCGGATGTATACGCACACAACTTCGTGACCGCATCACCGGACCCCATCGAATCCGTCGACACCGAGTCCGTAACGGATGTTGACTGGTACGACAACCCGCCAGAGGAGATTAGGCGGCGGGCGCGGGACATCGGCGACACCGACTCCGAAGTTCCCGAGGGGCGGGACCACACGCCGGTCGAACTCGGGACTATGGCGAACTGGCTGCTGGAGACGTGCAAGGCACAGCAAGAGCGCATCAGCGACTTGGAAGAACGCTTATCAGAAATAGAGGAGAAGGTGTGATATGCACGAATTGACGCACTACTCGTTCACGCTTCCGGACGTTGACGAGTGGCTGTCCGGCGACAGTCGAGAACTCGCGTTCCGTGTTGTCGGAGCCGACGGAAACGGTGTCGACATCACGAACGCCACAGTGTCGTGGTCACTTTTCGACCGCGAATACATGGACGATCCCGCCGACGCCGTCCTGACCGGCGACGACAGTAGTGTGGAGATAGTCACCGACAACCGCGTGGACAGCGAAGCCGGCGAGTTCGAGGTTCGCTTAGACCCCGCGGCGACCGAGGACCTGTGGGGAACGTACTGGCACCGGCCCGAAGTTAAACAGTCCGATGAAACAACGGCATCGTGGCGTGGCGAAGTCGTTGTCACTGCGTAGCCCGCACGCTTTTCTCCGCGGCGGTGTGAGTGGGTGGTATGGCTGGAGAACGCCGATTGAACTGGGGGTCAGACGCGACCGACGCGAAGTGGCGAAGCGAACACGACACGGCAAACGGGAAGTTCATCATCGCCGAGGACACTGACGGCGGGACGGTCCTGTTGGAGTACGACGAGAGTGCGAGCGAGTTCGTCAGCCGCGGGCCGGTGAATATGAACGGGAACGCGATTGAGTCCGTGTCGCAAATCGGATCGGATACTGACCGGTTTACTGGCTTCATGGACAACGCGGATACAGAGGAATTGCAGTATGCCGCTAATAATACTGGATACTCTGGGCGTCTTACTGATAGGCCATTAGTTTCAACCCAAGACCGGGATATAACGGTCGGAACCGACACCAGTACGATTCAGGAAGCCCTAAATGAAATCCCATTGCTTCTGCGTCACAATTTCGCTGTCAGGGTTCCAGACGGAACCTATGATGAGGATTTATTAGTTCCGCCGGTCGTGATTGAGGATACGGCTGGACTTGATGATGCGGGGGCTGGGTCCGACGAAGGGGCAAGCCAAATACCTTGGATTCGAGGTAACACAACAACGCCAACGAACGTTACGGTAAACAGTATTACCGTCTCAAGCACGCAGGGGGCAATCGCCCCGATAATCGAAGGTTTTAATCCGATTTCAACGATACCTAACTCCGACGAAAACGTAGCGGTAGCTGTGTTCGGCGCACAAAACGTTTCATTTCGTCACCTCGACTTTAGCGGAGCTGGGGCTAACATCGGGTTCTTGATCTATTCATCGACCGCTACGATCCGCGGCGCTACGGACTTCGGGAGTGGTGACCTGAACAGAGGCGTGGAGATGAAACACAACGGCATGCTCTCTATTGACACATTTGGTGGCAAGACAACTGGGACGGTAAACGATTATCTTGTCCGAAACGACGACGGGAGCGTTGTCGTCATTGAGCGGACAGATGCGACTGGGGGCAGTGGGCTTATAAACAACGTCCACGGAATCGCCCACAATACGAAAGACCATATCTACTACCCACGGCCAGCCTTCGAGCGCGCTATCGGGTCTGGGAGTGACCAGACCGTAGCAGACAAGACGGAAACCACTGTGAAGTTCGACACCACGACAACCAGTAGATACGGTAATTGGGACACGGCAAACTATGAGTTTAACCCCCCAAAACCCGGCGAGTACACAGTTACGGCACAGGTACAATTTATTGGCCCAAGTAGTGGCACAAAAATACAGGTCATATTAACTGGAAGCGGCTGGTCGAGAGTTTCCACAGAAAACATATCATCAGGAGGTAACCCTACTGTCAAAATAACAGACACGCAAAACCTCACAAGAAATGACACTGTGAGGGTTAATGTGAGACACGAGGAAGGGTCCGGCCTTGATATAAATACCGACAACCAAGAGTTTACATTTGTGTCGGTGCAACGGAACCGGTGACTATAGCGGGCTATCCTTTTCTGCCACTCTAAAAATAACCGGTCACGGCGTGGAATCGGCCGCGGCCCGGTGACGCATATGGGCTATAACCTGTCCGACACACCGACAGGCCGAGGTTAATCGGACAACGAACCCATACGAACTGAAAATGTGCGATTAGGGTGTGTTACTCGCCGTTGGCGATAGTACCACTACCACCGACTGATGCAACCAGCCGGACCTCTTGCGGATGTGATATCTTCACGGTAGCGGTGTCTGACTTACTATCCTCGACAATCACCGACCCGTCGGAAGCCAATACGGCGAACCGAACGGCGACCGTCACGTCCCGCTCGACTGCTGATGCCACATCCGGCGCGAAGTCCGACTGTTCCCACGCCGATGCATCCACCGCCCGGCCGGACAACTCAGTCGTTCCGTCGAAGGTGGTCTTGTCCGTTGTCAGTTCATCCGATGCGACAACGTCGCCGCCGACCAACAACTCGAAGCGTAAGTCCGCCACGGGATTGTTGCCGGCGTCGTAGCTGTAGCCAAGCGACACATCAACGACGGGATCGGCTTGCTCGGTGGCCATATCCGAATCCGACACCGAAAACGAGTCAACACTGACCTGTGCTGCGCCGGGTTCTGACATTGCCACGGCCAACGACCCACCGCCGGCCGCAAGCGTCCCGATGCCCAGCAATGCTTGTCTGCGCGATACCGCTGTCCATTTCGCGTAATCGTTCCGTTGCATACCAGTCTGTCACCGGCCCCACCACGGGCCGACGACAGGCTATAGTAGTATGGCGAGTGGCATAAAACAGACGAAACCGGCAAGTCTCAAGCTTCGAACTGCCCGGCGATGTCCTTGATAGCATCCAGTTCGTCACGGGCGCGGTCGGGGTCGCTATCATCCAGCGCCGACGCGGCGTTCACCGCGCGCTGTTGGATGCGAGAGGCGAGCAGGCGGGCCGTGCGCTCCTCCATGTCAGAGAACCCGTCACTGGTTGTCGCCCGAGCGTCCTGCTCCAGCAGCGCCCACAGACGCTCGTACAGCGTGGTGTTACGCGGGACCGTGACCTGCCATTCACTCCAGACGGAATCGGGAACGAAAAACTGGTAGGATGTGACGCCGGTATCCTCGCCGTATTGGTCGTTGATGCGTTGCTCTGCGGCTGTACGCTTGGATGCCATACTATCGCTTGTGTCTGTGGGCGTGTAAACTTACCGGCGGTTACTCGAAACCACTGGTTTTAATAGGCCGTGTGACATACGATTAGGTGTGACAATGACAGACTGTGACCTGACCGCTGTGGTGTGTGAGACGCTCGCCTTCGATGCATTGCCCGACTACGACGTGTACACGGCGGCGACGTGGGCGATTCAAGACAGTATCGAACAGCAGGTATGAGTGGGCGTTACTGGGACGACAGCGACACCATGTCTACCCGCATCCACCGCGCGCTGGTGGTCCAAGAGTTCGGCCCCGGCGACGTTGACGCGCTGGGGTACATCGCCCGCTCGAAAGGCTGGGACTGACGGTCCCGCTCCCCGGACAGGTGCGTGGGGTCGACCCGCGTGCCACGGAGGAGTTTACAGATGCCAACGACACACTACCGATGCGAGTATCCGACGCTGACAGTACAGACAACCGACGCCGAAACCGCCGACGCCGAGCGACGGGGCGGGGCGCGCGTGACCGCAACGATGGTGAGTGACGAATGACGGACGGCGCTGTGGACGCTGACTACGGCGAGGGGCTACAGGACTACTACGACCGGGTTGCCGACGCGCTCGAAGACGTGCCCGGCGAACCCGTCGTGGGTGGCTGTGCTATCGACATCGTCACGCGGCAGGTCGTTTACGTGGTTGACCGCGTGGCCGACAGCTGCGTGGAGTATTACGACGCCGAAGGCTTCGACCTCGTCACGTACAAGATGCATCCGTTCCTGCCGGGCATCTCAGTCGAGAACGCGGTGTACGAGTGTGTGTACGTTGACGGCAACCCACAGAACACGCACAAGCCCGGCCGAACCTACGACTTCCCGACGGCGCGGCTGATGCCGTTCCCGGTCGGAATCGCAACGGACACCTACGAGGTGGGCGGCGTATGAGTGACTGGATCGTCCGCGGCGAGAAGGACAGCGGCGACATGGTCGAACGTGACGCGACCTCCCGAAGTGACGCCGAGGAAACCAAGGCCGAAGCCGAAGACCTCGGACTCTCCAACGTCGAGATTATCCCACCGGGCGATGCCGAATCCGACGGTGGCGCTGTTCCGGAGAATCCCGGCGCGGCGAAAGAGCAAGGCGAGTCACCCGAGGAAGCGGCCGAACGAATCAGTGACGACGGTGTCACGGCGGAAGTTGTTGACCACTCTCCCGACGCCGAAGCGGGACAAGAGAACTACAACCTGCCCGACGACGGCCCCAGTGTTGACGAGGACCCACTCGTGTGGATGCCCGAGGAGTTTACCGACACCATAGACGGCACGGTCGCAATCAACCGCAAGGGCTTCGAGGTGCTCGCCCACCACTACGATATCTCGTGTGCGACCGAGGTGTCTGAAGCGCTGACGACCGACGACAGGGTCGTGTTCAAGGCGACGGCGACCGACGCCGACGGTGATGTGTACACCGCCTTCGGGAGTGCCGGGGCGGAGCGGGGCGACACTGACCGGCCGACCGTGGAAATGGCCGACACTCGTGCGTACAAGCGAGCGATTAGCCGGGCGACGGGCGTGGGCATGGTCGCCGTGGAAGAACTACAGGATTCGCTATGAGCGACATCGGCCAACTGTCGAGCGCGGCGGAGAACGCGGCCGTGCTTGACTGTGTGACGTGGACGGACTGGCGAGACAGCGCCGATCCCTGCGTGGTCCTTGTCGTCACCGGCCACGGGATACCGCCGCAAGTGCAGGACGTGCTGGTGGCGCATGGTCTCTCGGTTGACATGGAAGCGTCGGGGACACGCACCGGCCCCGAAACCACCGAAGTGATAGCGAGGTGATGCCATGACAGAACGAGAGGACAGCAGAGTGACGAGTTCAAAAATCGGCGAGTCGTTCGTCGTGTTCGACCGCGACAACAACGACGCGTGGCCCCACACCTGCGACAGTGTGGACATCATCCTATCGCGGCAATCGCGGGTTACTTTCTTTCCGTCCTTCGCCGTAACCACAACACTTAGTACGCGGGCGTGCGTGCGTGGTTGTGTATGGTCCGATATACAGAACTGAGTGTGTACATGCATCCAAGCGATGCCGAAGCGGTGCATGACGCTGCCGAGGAACAGGGTTACGAAACAACGAGCGAGTACGTCCGCGAGTGCGTCCCGGAGTGTGAAACCGATGAGTGACGACACGGTCTTGGAGACTATCGTTCCGGCCGGCGAGCTACAGACGACGCTCGACATCCTCCGGTCACTGGTGCAGGAAGCGATCCTGCATATCGGCAAGGACGGCATCCGAACCGCCGTCGTGGAGCCGGGGAACGTGTGTATGTACAGCCCGGTCAAGCTTGGGCCGTCGGCCTTCGAGAGTGTGCCGTCCGGGTCCTTCGCACTCGGCATCAACCTCGAATCGCTGGAGGATAGCCTGCACCGCGCCGCCCCGGATACGCCGGTCTCGCTATCGTTCGACACGGAGAAGCGCCGTCTTCGCGTGCAGTACGACCGCGTCGACATGGACTTGGCGTGTATCGACCCCGACAGTATCCGAGACGAACCTGACAACCCCGACCCCGGACTGCCGAACCACTTCGCCGTCAGTACGGACGACCTCGAAGCGGCCGTCGACACCGTTGAGTTGGTCACTGACCACTTGGACGTGCATGTTGACGACGACGCGGTCCGGTTCCGCGGCAAGGGCGACACCGACACCGCCGAGTACCAACTGCTCGAAGACGAGTTGTACCAGCCGGACCTGAACGAGGAAACCATGTCAATCTTCAGCATGGAGTTCATGCAGTCGCTTATCGGGGCGGTCCCCAACGGGACCGACGAGGTGCAGATTCACGTCGGCGACGAGTTCCCAATCCTCATGGAGTACGAATACGCCGACGGTGCGGGCTACGCCGAAGCCATGCTCGCGCCGCGAATCCAGAACAGGTGAGCGAATGTGTCAGACTACACCCGCGGGCCGACGTATGCTCGCTCGGACCGGCCGACGTTCGAGTACAAGGCGAGCGCGCCGGGGTCGACCGGCGGCGGCTACCCACGCGTCCGGTCGTGTGAACGCCGAGACCACACACCCAGCCAGAACTCGGAAGATGTGTACGTGGCGATTCACCGACTCGCCGCCGTGGCGTGGCATCTCGGCGACGGGACGCTCGGCGAGGATGTTCACCTCTCGGACATGGACGACATGGACGTGCATCACCAGCAACCCGGCAGTGACCGCCGTGGGATGCCGTCGGCCAACGGCGAGAAGTGGACTACTCTCGTGTCGCACGGGTCCCACGCCGAGATTACGCAGTCACAGATGCGGGCGTGGGCCGAGGACGCGAAAGAGTCCGCCGACGAGGAGTACACCGACGGCGACCGTTGTGTCAGGTGCAACGCCGACCCCGACGTGCCGTGTCAGTCCGACGACTGGGACGGCGTGGCCTGTGTCGAGTGTGCGCAACGGCTGTCCGACGCGGCGGAGATTGAGGTGCTACAATGATGAGTAGGTGCGAGTTCGGCAAGTGCGACAACGACGGAACCGAAGCCCGTATCAGCGAAGTCAACGGCGAGACGTACACCTACTGCCCGGAGCATGACCCGCTCCCGTGTGAAGGGTTCTGCGAGTTAGACACATGACCGACGAGGAGTTCCGCGACGAGCTACGCGCCGTCGTCCGCCGCCACGATCCCGACCCCGACGAACTACGGGCCGTGGCCGATAGTCTCGAAGAACTCGCAGAGAAGTGGGACGCCGCCGACGACGTGCTGTAGTCCGGAACCCATACTCTTTTAGCGTTGTAGCGTATAGATGAAACTACGCAGTTGAACGCCTCGTAGAAAGCCGCGGTTGGACGTGTCTTTCTACGGTATCCTACACTATCAGTGTTGGGTTTCGGCAGTGTCCTGCGGCACGACCCATGACAGATGCCACAGTTCGATGCGACCAATGCGACAGTTTCGTAGAGTTAGTCAGACAAGAGAACCGAACGCTTGCGCTCCGATGCGACTGTTCCGACCGCCGTAGCATCAAGGTCTCCCGGAGCCTTCCCGACGGGTGGTCGGCATGACAGGCGATACCGACCGATTGGTGGCAGAGATAGATACTGAACTGAAGGGGCGGGCGAAGGCTGACCCGCGGACGATCCGCGAAATAGTCGAAGCCGCCCTACAGCGTGAGTTCTCCACGGCCGACACTGCGGCTGTGGAACGACGCATCGAGGAGAGCAAGCAACGAATCCGAACACTTGAACGGGAGATTAGCGACCGCGAGCGCGAGCTTGCAGACGAACGGGATAAACTTAGCCGGCTTCAAGCGCAGTTAAAACAGTACGAGAACGGCGTCTCGTCAGAACTGCAGGAAGCCCGCGAGACCCTCTCAGATACGCCGAAGGACCCCGACAACCCCGCGATACAGCAGTGGGCGAAAGACCTCGGCATGACCCCCGACGAACTACTGGAGGAGTTGTAACGACTGTACAGTACATTGTACATTGTACATTGAATGTACATTTGTACATTACTACTACACTACTACACTACTACACTACTACACTACTACACATGAGCGAAGCAAACACACAACTCATCGACCTGTGGACGGCGCTGTTCCGGGAGCGGTTCCGGGACGAACTCAGCGAACTGGCACAGAAGTACCCCTCGGACCTCTCGTCTATCCGCGTGGACATGGGCGAGGTATTCTCGTTCGACCCGGACGTAGCGTCGGACCTCCAGCAGAAGCCGGAGACGATGATGCCCTACGCGGAGGAAGCGCTATCTCTGGTTGACATCCCAGTGGATGTTTCCTTGGATGATGTCATGGTCCGGCCGACGAACCTTCCCGACGCACATGTCTATGGCGTCGGCGACCTCCGGCACAACCACGCGGGGAAGTACGTCGGTGTGCAAGGTCATATCTCTCGGGTGACGCCGTGCCGGCCGAAGGTGACGGAAGCGGCCTTCGAGTGCCAGAGATGCGGGACCATGACACGCATCCCACAGTCCGACGGCGACCATCAGGAACCACACGAGTGCCAAGGATGTCAACGACAGGGGCCGTTCAAGATTAACATGGAACAGTCGGAGTTCGTAGACCAACGGAAGGTGCAACTCAAACAGCCGCCACAGGAGTCGGCGAGCGGCGACGAAGTTACCATCACGGTCTACATGTCTGGCGACGTGGCCGACCCGCCGGAGGAGACGCTGGCGGAACACGTCGGCGAAGACGCGACTATCTACGGCACGGTCAAGCTCGACCAGCGCGAATCTGGCCGGCAGAAAACGAACACGTTCGACAAGTACATCCGAGCGCGGGACTGGGACTTCGAGCGCGAAACCGAGGACATCGACATCGCCGAACACGAAGCCGAGTTCACCGCCGCGGCCAACGGTGACAGTCCATTCGAGGACTTCTTCGAGAGCATGGCCCCAGACATCTACCCCTACGGGAGGTGGCCGCTTGCGATCCGTCTCGGCGCGGCGTGGCTGATGGGTGGGGTCCGTGTCTCTCCCGACGACGGGTCGACGTATCGCGGCGACATTCACATGGGCGTTATCGGCCCGCCGGGTGTCGGCAAGTCGAAGTTCAGCCAGAACCTTGCGGACCTCTCGCCGGGGTGTGAACACCGGAGTGCAACAGGCCTATCCTCTGAGGTGGGACTGACCGCCGCCGCCGTGCAAGACGACTTCGCGGAAGGCGACGGTTGGGTTCTGAAACCCGGTATCTTGCCACGGGCGAAGGACCACGCAATCCTTGATGAGGCGGACAAGACCAGCGCTGAACTGTCGCGGATGAACGACGCGCTCGAAGGCGAGCAAATGGCGAGCATCGACAAGGGCGGCATCAACGCGAAACTGAAGACTCGCGTTGGCTTGCTGTGCATGGCGAACCCCGACGGCGGTCGATGGTCGGAGTTCGAGGAAGACGGCGTGAAGGAACAGGTGGACATCGACGACAGCCTGTGGTCCCGCTTCGACGGCATCGTTCTGCTGGAGGATCGGCCCGACGAACAGCAGGACGGGGAACTCGCCGACCACGTCCTGGCGAACTACGACGCGAATTTCCAGCGGGACGTGCATGACGATGCGGCCGACGACGGCCGGGACGCGCCGGTGTCGTGGGACGCCATGCGGGCGTGGGTGGCCTACGCCCGGGAGGAGGTGCAGCCGGAACTGACCGAGGACGCAATCGCGGAACTGAAAGAGTACTACGTCGAGATACGCAACGACGACGCGTTCGGAGAGAACAGCCACCCGACGCCGCGCAAGCTCGAAGCCGGCATCCGGTTCGCAACGGCGTTCGCCAAGATTCGTCTGTCGGACACCGTCGACCCGTGCGACGTGGATATGGCTGTCACACTCTCGAAGGAACTACTCGGTCAGTCACTCCATGACGGCGAACTCGACGCTGACGTGTTCACCGAAGCCCAAGAGCGTGCATCAAGCGGTCGGATGTCCGACTACGACGAACTCAAACCCGACGTGCTACAGACGCTGAACCGGGACGGTCCGTTGCTCGCCGACGAACTCTCTCGGATGCTGTCGGTCGACGAACAGCGGATGCGTGACGCACTCCAGTACTACAAGAAGGGCGGCGACGTAATCGAGCGCCAGGGCCGGTGGGAAACGCCATGAGCCGGACACTCGCCGATGCGCTGTTGTCGACACTCCGGGCCAACGTCGGCGACCCCCAGCACGTCATGGCATCGGCCGGGACGCTGTGGACCGCCGCCGTCGCCCACGGACAGGTCCCCGCCGACGACGCGCAGGACGAAATGGACGCGCTCCTCGACCGGGAACTGGTCGTGCGCTGGACCGACGGCGACGGCACGGTGCGCTACGGCCCGACGACCGACGGACTGGAGCAGATACCCGGCGCGTGTCCCTACGACGCCGCCGACCGCGAAACGTTCCGGGCGTGCATCGAGACGGAACTGTCCCGCGAGACGCCCGACGCGGAGTTCGTCGGGTGGGCCAACGGGTGGACGGAACGACTCGCGGGGCGGCAATGACTCTCTCACCGTCGGAACCGGGCCGGCTGTTCGACGCCGACGTGAGTGCCGTGCCGGCCATCCGGCGCATCACCACCCGGGAGCGGGCGCTGTTGTTCCACCGCGAAGCGCACAAGCACGGCGTCAGTGCAGACGTGAAGGAAGCGATAGCCGAACGACTGCGGACACTACAGCAACAAGACTATGAGCTCGAGTAAGATTCTGGACGCAACGACCGGCGGAAAGCACATGTGGAACGAACACGCGAAGGAACTCGACCGGGCGGTGTACGCCGACCGCCGCCGTGTCGAAGGCTTGGAACACCAGCCGGGGTGGGAGTGCAACCCGTCGGTGCTATGCGACACGCGACAGCTGCCATTCAAAGACGGGTCATTCTCACTAATCGCCTACGACCCACCGCACCGAGTGACCGACGGCGGAATGTCAACTCTCTCGGGTGTCATTGAACAGAAATACGGCGCGCTTCGAGCCGAGACGTGGCAGGCTGACCTTCGAGAATCGTTCAACGAGCTCTGGCGTGCGCTCGAATCCGGTGGGACGCTGACGTTCAAGTGGGCCGATGTCCACAAGAGCCACGACGAAGTCATTGCGGCACTTGGCCGTGACCCGTTGTATGGTGTCACGACAGAGAAAGACCGCGCCGTGACGAAATGGTGGGTGTTCAACAAGCCATGACACCACTCCAACTCGCGGTCTTCGGCTACGCCGTCGTCCTGCTCGGTGCGCTGTGGTACGGCCTGTTCCGAGCGTGGCCGTAGGGCGGTCCCACACCCCTCACACCGCGGGGTCGGCGGTTGACGCGGCCGGGGATGTCTCCGGTAACGTGTCGCGTACAGCCCCGCGGGAGGACAGGCGTGGGACTGCCCCCAATCGACAAACTTATGCCATATGGCCTACTATGAAGACATGTCGGGCGACGTGGACCCGGCACAGTCTGTCACCAACCATCGGCTTGCGGTCCCACCACACAACTCCCATTTTGGAGCGCGTTGGGCACAGTTCAGGGTTCGACTCCCTGTCGCTCCGTCGCCGGCTGCGGAAAGGCGTCTGGATACGCTCGTGGGCGAGGTTTTTTCGGGTGGTTTCCCCTCGCCCCTACAATACACGAGTGAAGACACGCGCCGAACGCCGCCGGCACTTTTCACATACTTTTCGATTGGCGTACATGAACCATCCAGCGTTATGTTCTATCAGTCACGACTGCGTAGTAGATGTCATGGCGACAGGACAGTCACGCACCACCGACAAACCGAGTAGTACCGACTATCGCAATTGCCTGATTACGCCGATGAGTAGCGATCCCCCACTTATCCGACCCGAGCACGTTATCGACGCGTTACTGGTTGGACTGCTGGCGTTCTTCGGCGTAATTCTCGCGGACGTACTGACGGCACTGCTACAGGGCCGTGTGGTCTATCTCACCGTGAGCGACATCGCCGCCCGGACGCCGACGGGTGTGGTTGCCTTCGGGCTGACCTTCGTGTTCCAGTGGGCACGGGCGCGGGGTATCGACGTACTCGCGGCGTATCGCAAGTTCAAGGACAGCCTGCCGTAGGCCCACCGCAACCCTCTTTGTGCCGCGTGGCATACCTGTGTGTATGGGCAATCAGCAGCGCCGAGCGAACACGGCCACGCGCATCAACGACCCGACGCACTCGCGCATCAAGGAGCATAACCGCGACAGTGAAACGCTCTCGGCGACCATCGACCGGGCGCTGGATGCACTGGAGCGAGAGGACGCACTGCCGGAGTGTGTCGAAGCGTGCATCCACGACGCCGCCGGGGAGGATGGGAATGAGTGAGCAGTCCTTAGCGGACCTTCCACAACCCGACTATGAAGGGACCGTCGACGCCGACGCACTCCACACCGACGGCGACAATCCCAACGAAATGACCGACGAGCAGTTCGGCTTACTGTGCGACCGAATGCGACAGAACGGGTGGCTTGGCGGCCCCATCGTCACGGACACCGACGGCCTGATAGCTGACGGGGAACACCGCTGGCGGGCCGCCCAAGAAATCGGGTTGTCGGAAGTGCCAGTCCGACAGTTCGACATCGACGACGCCACCCGTCGCCTGTGGCGGCAGGAGTTGAATAAGATTCACGGCGAACACGATAGCAAGCGCGACGCGCTGGAGTACGACGAACTGCTGTCGAGTGGCTACAGCGAAGAGGTGGAGGCGTTGACCGACGCCGCCGACGAGGACCTCGATGAATTGCTGGCCGAGATTCGCGTCGATACGTCGCGCCCGGCGGCCTACGAGTACGACCCCGACCACTCGGTGTATTTCGAGGACTGTGTGGAGGGAATGGCCGAGCGGTTGGACGACGATAGCGTGGACATGGTGTTTACGAGTCCGCCGTACAATGTCGATTTAGACCGCGACGACCGGGAAAGTGGAATGGTGTCTTACTCAGACGCATTATCCGACTCCGAATATTTCCAGTTCATCAGGGACGTACTGGTTGAACTTGACCGTGTGGTGAAACCTGGCGGTCATATCTTCATTAACCACCAAAATGACATTCGAGGCGGAAAACTCAACCCACAGCATTGGATTATTGAAGCAATGCCAACGCCGCTCCGCTCCTATATCATTTGGAATAAGGGCGATTACGCCCCTACATCGGTCGCCGGTCTCAACTCCGACGGACAATATTACCCGTCATGGGAACCCGTATTCCACTTCAGCGACTCTCCCAGCCCGTTGAACGGGACGAAGAATTACTCTGTGTGGGACGTTTCGCCTATTGCGGGTAATGAGCGCCAAGAAGCTGGCGAACATCCTGCCCCATATCCACTCAGTCTCGCGGAAAAGGCAATCCAATCCGCGACCGACGAAGGCGACCGAATCCTCGACCCGTTCATGGGCTCGGGAACCACCGCCGTCGCCGCGATACAGAACGACCGGGATTACGTCGGGTTTGAGTTAGACGAGGAGGGCGCTTACAAACCCATCATCGAGCGCCGGATCGGCGAGGCGAAGCGACAGGCACAGGCGGAGGTAAACGCCGATGATTAGCGGTTGCAGGTGGTTACTATGACGGACTATTCACAGATACCCATCCCCGAACAGACGCCGCCCGAGGAGTACACGTACAACGAGCGACGCGCCGAGATTCTCCAGTTAATCGAGCGGAAGGGCCACCCGTGGGGGTTCAACTACACGCAACTGGGGGAGCGATACGGTGTCACGCGCCAGCAAATCGCCAAGGACTTCGACCGGCTGAAAGAGTGGTATGGGGACCGCATCGGCGAGGATGCGCTAACGGCGTCGGATATGGCGTACCGTCGCATCGTCAAGGAACACATGGACAACGGCGACCTCGAAAAGGCACGCCGGGCGCTCGACTCGTGGAACGGGTGGCTACAAGAGACGGGCAAGCAGGCGACGGAACCCGACCAACTGGAGATGATGGGCGAAGGCGGTGGGCCGTTGGACGTGACTATCAACCGCGAGGAGTACAACAACGATGAGTAAAC